AAGAAAAATAATGTTAGGACACAACGTTACTTCGCCTTTGCTTTTTGGTATTGCAAGTTCTAACGGGTTTAGTTCGAATGCAGACGAATTGCAGAACTCTTTTATTCTTTTTAATAATATGGTTATTCGACCATTTCAAGAAGAAATATTAGAAGCCTTCGACCGCATTTTAGCATATAACGGAATTAGTTTAAAACTATTCTTCAAGACGCTCAAACCACTTGAATTTACAGACCTTGAAAACGCACAAACAGAAGAACAAGTAGCCGAAGAAACGGGGGCAGATACAACAGAACTAAAAGCCCAAAGCAATTTAGACAACGAAGTAGCTACGGCATTAATTGAACTTGGAGAAGACCCTAACCCCGAATGGTTATTGGTAGACGAATACGAATTAGATTACGACACCGACGAAGCGGAAAACGAATTATTCAAAGAGCGCAAAAAAACACTATTTGAGAAAGCGAAAAAGATAGTTTCCACGGGCGTAGCGTTTCCTAACTCAAAGAGTAAACAAGACGATGTTATAGACGGTATTAAATTTATTACACGCTACGTTTATGATGGTGTTTTGTCTAAAAATAGCCGTGAATTTTGCAGAAAAATGATTGGTGCTAATAAGATTTACCGAAAGGAAGATATTGAAAGAATGTCAAAGCAAGTAGTTAACGAAGGTTGGGGGCCAAGAGGAACTAATTTTTATTCGATTTGGTTCTATAAAGGCGGTGGAGCGTGTCGCCATAAATGGAAGAAACAAGTTTACGCAAGTTTTGATAGTCGTTTTGGTATTGATGTAAATAGCCCTAACGCTAAACAAGTCGTAGAAGAAAAGGCAAAGAAATTAGGCTACGTTATTAAGAATGACAAGAAAGTAGCGCAACGCCCCGTGGATATGCCGTACAATGGATTTTTACCAACCAATAAAAGATTTAAATAATGGCTGAAGCATTATTAATTACCCGCGACGATTTAGTACGATTTACCGCAGTCAACGGGAATATGGACACGGACACTTTTATACAATGGATAAAGGTAGCGCAGGACATACATATACAAAATTATACGGGTACGGACTTATTAGATAAGATTAAAACTGACATAATAAACAACACGTTAATAAACCCTTATTTAACCCTTGTCGAAACCTATTTAAAGCCTATGTTAATACATTGGGCTATGGTTGAATTTCTACCCTTCCAAGCCTATACAATAGCGAATAAAGGAATCTTTAAACATAGTTCCGAAAACGCCACTAACGTAGATAAAAACGAAGTAGACTTTTTAATAGAAAAGCAACGTCAATTAGCAGTTTATTACACCGAAAGATTCATAGATTATATGAGTTTCAACAATGCGTTATTTCCCGAATACAACACTAATAGTAACGGAGATGTTTACCCGTCTTCAGATTCCACAACATATACGGGTTGGTTTTTATGAAAAAGATTTACACGCCTAAAAAACAAAACATTATTAAGCTAACGAAGTTATTAATTAAACTGAATAAAAAATGAACTATTGGGGACAAGGCGCAGTTAATGCCATAGGTTGGGGACAAGGTGCAAAAAATATAATAGGTTGGGGTTCTATTTGTGCCGATAGTTGGAGTCCCAATACAAATTTAGTCGGGTGAAAAAATTAGACCACCTTCAAGGATTAGGACTTATATATTATATATGCGGTTACGCGGGTTTTCTGTTTGCCGTATTCGATGACATACCAATTTACCAAAAACTATTTAGCGCTACCTTTTGCGCGTTTATCACTTATCAATTAATCGCCTATTGGAATTACACAGATGAAAACTAAACTTTCCCTTTTCTTACTTTCGCTATTGTCTATTTTAGCACCCGTTAAGCCTATGGTTTTAATCGCCGTAGGGTTTATAATATTAGATATGTTTTTCGGAGTTTGGCGAAGCGTAAGTTTATATGGTTGGAAGTCTTTTAGGTCAAGACGTTTAAGTAATACCGCTTCTAAATCTTTTCTTTATGCGGGGGCTATTGTGTCCGTTTACTTCTTGGAAAAGTATTTATTAGCTGATATATTGGGTCTTTTCGTAAGTGTTCACTTGGTATTAACTAAAGCGTTTACCTTCTTTTGTACGTTTATCGAGATAAAAAGTATAAACGAATCTTACGAAGACGTCACGGGAAAGAACGTACTTAAATCATTTAAGGAGTTTTTAACTAGGACAAAAAACGACCTTACGGAGTTTAAAAATTAAATATGTACACAAATATGTACACACGCGAACAAATAGAAAAAGCCGTAAAGGCTAAGGGCTATAAATGGTTTGAAGATAATTCAAATAAAGGTTACGACGTTAATATAGTAGGGGTTAGAAATAACGCCCCTTCGATAGCCGATAAAGTAACTAATGTATTCGACGATTTCATAACCATATCTTACAAAGATTCTTTGGGGAATTGGCAGTTTTTCTGTTGGAACGCCACTACCGACGCGGGAAAAAAAGGTGTCGAGAAATTTGGCAATCCAAAAGGAGTTGCGCGGTTAGTAGCAGGTCAATATCGCGGTGTTTGGGCTATTGATAAACATCGTGGAAAATACGACGCGTTATGCCAACGATTAGGCAACGTTACGGTGTGGCGCGATGCCAACCGAGACTTAAAGTTTGACGAAATCAAAACGGATACGGGAATGTTTGGGATAAACATACACAAGGCGGGTACGGATTCTACTTGGGTTGAAAATTGGTCTGAAGGTTGCCAAGTTTTTAAAAGAGTAAAGGACTTCGAAACCTTTATGTTTATATGCAAGAAAGCTGCGAAGATTCACGGAAATAAATTCTCCTATACTTTACTCGAAATATGAAGTTTTTTCTTATAGCGTTTTTAGTCGTTTTAACGGCGTTTTCGTGTTCAAGTGAACGCCAAGCACAATACCACTACCGAAAGGCTCTTAAACACGGGCTAAAGGTGGTTATTGACCGCGATACAATACGAATAACTACAATAGATTCTTTCCCCGTTATAATTAACGATACTATCGTATGGGAAAAGTTTATAAGTACAAAAGACACTTTGATAGAATATAGAAACGTTTATATTCCAAAAGATAGATGGCAAACTAAAATTGAATACCGCGAACGAATAAAGACATTAAAAATCAAAGGTGACACCGAGGTAAAGGTAGTTAAACACGAATCTAAAGCCAAGGTAAAAACGCAACAAGTTGTTAAATACCGTACTTCGTGGTGGTTGGTATTGATAGCTTTTGTGTTGGGGTTCTTTTTAAGGTTATTTTTAAATTCTTCGTTATTTAATAGGATTAGTTTACTTTTACGTTATCGTAACCAATTATAAATGAAAGTAATTAAACACGGACGCAACGTCCACGAACTGCAATTAAGCGGTAAATTAGTTCACGTCGCTATGTTGTCAGATATACATTGGGACAATCCCCATTGTGACCGCGACCTACTCAAAAAGCATTTAGACTTCTGTAAAGAAAATAATATTCCCGTAATTATTAACGGCGATTTCTTTTGTTTGATGCAAGGGCGGGGCGATAATAGACGTAATAAATCGGACATACGACAAGAACATAACAACGCAAGGTATTTAGATAGCATTGTAGAAACTGCCGTAGAATGGTTCGAACCTTACGCTGATATTATCAAAGTTATCGGATACGGAAACCACGAAACGGGAATAATTAAATTTCAAGAAACAGACCTATTAAGAAGATTCGTAGACCTACTTAATTATAAATGCCAAACCGAAATACATACGGGTGGGTACGGGGGTTGGATAATTGTTAAACAGATTTTCAATACTAACGTAATGGTTAGCACCAAAGTTAAGTACTTTCACGGAAGCGGCGGCGGTGGAATAGTAACAAAGGGTGCATTGAATCTTACAAGGGCTTTAGAAATGTACGAAGATATGGACGTATTTTCAATGGGACATATACACGAAAATAGTGGACGAAACGACCAACGCGAAGAACTGCATTTTAATTCGAAGCAAGGTTACTCAGTTAAACAGAAAGCTATTCACCTTATGTTAACGGGAACTTACAAAGAAGAATATAACGACGGGTACATAGGTTGGCACGTTGAAAGAGGCGCACCCCCGAAGCCTTTAGGCGGTAGGATATTGAAAATAGAAACAAAAGAAGTTAATAACTCTTATGTAAAGAATATAGATTCTTTCAAATTTCCGTTGTAATTTAGCGCATAG